GCAACACACGGTTGTGTTGAAAACAGAGGTGTAAAAGCACACAGTAGTCTTACACAAACAACTGTACTCAAAGGTGCATTTAAAGATGACCCTGGTACTAAGAAAGAGTTTATGGATAATATTAAACTCCAACAATCATATGCTTGTGATAGATAGGAATAGATTATGAAACTTAGATATTCAGAAGCATTTTATAGTGTACAAGGCGAAGGCAAGTTTGTAGGAGTACCCAGTGTATTCCTACGCACCTTCGGTTGTAACTTTCGTTGCATGAACTTTGGTTTAGATAATGAGCCAATGCGTGACGAAAAACAAAAACAAGGTATTATACACAATCAAGAAGTTGCAGACTTAATTGCAAAAGATGTGCATAAAACTACAAAAGAGTTTAATGATTTGCCTATTATACATACAGGCTGTGATACATACGCAAGTATCTATCCAGAATTTAAACACTTTAACAAACAAGCAGAAGTAGAAGAAGTCGTAGAACATCTGCTTTCACTTACTCCAGAAGGTAAGTGGACAATGGACAATGGACAGGATATCCATTTAATTATGACGGGCGGTGAGCCGTTGTTAGCGTGGCAACGACTCTATGTAGAACTGTTCGAACATCCACGTATGAGAGACCTAAAAAATGTTACATTTGAAACAAACACTACACAACATTTACACAATGACTTCTACAACTATCTCCACAATCAAGACAGATTTGAAGTCACTTGGAGTTGTTCCCCAAAACTTAGTGTCAGTGGAGAACCTTGGGAAACTGCTATTAAACCTAACGTTGCTCATGAGTATAGCTGTGTTGACGGTAGTGACATGTATCTTAAGTTTGTTGTGGCTACTAACGAAGACTTTGACGAAGTTACGAGAGCTGTTAACGAATACCGTGATGCAGGCGTCGAGTGTCCAGTATATCTTATGCCGCTTGGAGGACGTTCAGAAGAATATAGTCTCAACGTTAAAGACGTGGCGGAGGCCTGCATGGAAAGAGGATGGAGATTCACTCCAAGACTCCACATCAGCTTATTCGGAAATGCCTGGGGAACTTGATTTGTTAAGACAGCAAAAACTTGATAAAGCAATGAAGGCTCCGATTAAAAAGAACTTAGACGACGAACTAAGGGAGAAAGGACTAATATGAAAAAATGGTTAAAAGATATAACGGGTATTACTGCTGAGGAAGAAAAAGTACAAGCAGAAAAAGATGCTATAGAAAAGCAAAGAGATCCTAAATCATATCACACACGTAAAAAAGAACCGTGGGTAAATGTACTCGACATGAAAGTAAACGAAGATAACATTCGAAATGGTTTCTTTGAGCTTGATTGGAACAAATACTTTATTCAGCAACTGATCACAGAAGGTTATGGTGTTGACAACGATCCTGAAGAAGAGATTGTAGATCGTTGGTTTCGAGATATTGTATACAATATGTTAGCCGAAGAAGGTATGGACACTGATCGTGGTGCAGGATACATTAATGTTAACAAGATTGATAAAGATAAAAGCGAAGTATCATGAGAGATGACTTAATGGTTCAACAGCAAGTGTCTACTGTATGGCAACATATGGTAGGTGTCATTTGTTTAAACCAAACTAACCGTAAACAAGTTAAAAGAGTGTTGCCGTTGTTGTTTGGCATTTGTCCTACTCCGGTGCATTTACTTAACACATCATCTGACACAATTAAGATGCTTATAAAACCATTAGGCATGGTAAATGTACGTGAAAAAAGATTACGTCAAATGAGCGAAGATTATCTTACTTGGGACGGAGACGATGCCACAGAATTATATGGTATTGGCAAATACGGAAGTGATAGTTACAGATTGTTTTACAAGAACGAAGTACCAGATAACGTAGGCGATCATGAACTTAAACGTTATATTGAAGAAGAATTTTGTGGTTGACACAAGCCAGATCTGGTGCTACAATAATACTATAAATTATACAAAGGCAAACTAATGGCAACTTATATACTTGTAGATACTGCTAACACTTTCTTCCGTGCAAGACATGTTGTACGTGGTGATTTAGATACTAAAGTAGGCATGGCCCTACATATTACACTTAGTGGCGTTAAGAAAGCATGGCGTGACTTTAATGCAGATCATGTTGTGTTCTGCTTAGAAGGTCGTAGCTGGCGTAAAGACTTTTATGTGCCTTACAAGCGTAACAGACAAGAAACACGCGATGCAATGACTCCTACACAAGCAGATGAAGATAAAGTGTTTTGGGAGATATTCGATGAGTTCAAGTCTTTTGTTACAGACAAAACTAACTGTACAGTTATGCAACATCCGCAATTAGAAGCAGATGATCTTATTGCTGGTTGGGTACAGTCACATCCTAACGATACACATATTATTATTAGTACTGATGGTGACTTTGCACAACTTGTAGCGCCGAATGTAAAGCAATACAATGGTATACAGAACGTTACTATTACACACGAAGGTTACTTTGACGACAAAGGCAATCCTGTTATAGATAAGAAAACTAAAGAGGCAAAGCCTGCGCCCGATCCTGCATTTATGCTATTTGAAAAGTGTATGCGAGGCGACACAAGTGATAACGTGTTTAGTGCATATCCAGGTGTACGTAAAAAAGGTACTAAGAACAAAGTAGGTCTTATCGAAGCATTTGCTGACAAAGATACAAAAGGCTACAATTGGAACAACATGATGCTACAGCGTTGGGTAGATCATGAAGGTGTAGAGCATCGTGTATTAGATGACTATCAACGCAATGTTATATTGTGCGACTTGACAGCACAACCTGATAACATTAGAAATATTATTAATGACGTAATTAAAGATGCTATGACGCCTAAAGACGTCAGTCAAGTAGGCATGCGTCTTATGAAGTTCTGTGCTAAATGGGATATGCAACGTATTGCAGATCAAGCGGCACAGTTTTCAGAACCATTACAAGCGAGGTACCCACAATGACATTAAAAGCGAAACCAGTATTGAAAGATAAATTCTGGATTGTAGAGAACGACGGTGAAAAAATTGGCACTATGTCATGGAATGATGATCGTTACATGTTCTCAAGTGCAGTAGAAACATGTTTCTTTGACAACCAAAAAGAAATGAAAAAGAAGTTTGGTGTCGATCTTGTTTGGAGTGATCTTAAGATTGATGAAAACAAAGAAGATATTAAGTTTGAAGTACATGGCTTTCCTACAAGTGTACGACCGTTTAATGAAATGTATGATGTAAAAAATAAGTTACCGTTGTTTACAAAAAGTGAAAAAAGCAAAAGTCTGTATGCCGCAGGTTACTACATTATTAGATTTGAAAAAGGTTGGGTTAAAAGTTTTTGTCCAAAGCTAATTACTATTGAACGCTACGAATCAAAAGGACCGTTCAAAAAAGAAATTACAATGAGACAGGAGTTATCAAAAGCAAATGCAAAATGAACCTATAAACACTAATCCTATCCAAATGTTCATTCAACAGGTTAAAAACGCAGAGCAATCACAATCACGTGAAGTAAAGTTAGATATAGCAAATGCTAAACGTCTTGCTTTTACTTTAGGTGAAGTTATGGCAAGACTACACGGTGATCTTGAGAAGTTTGTTAAAGAGAACGCAAATGGTAACAACGATGTTATTGAAGTTAACATTGGCGAAAAAAGCGATTGGTAGTAAACTGCGTATAAAAAGATAAATATATACGTACATAATGGAGTACGTATATATGAGTAGACCAAAACCAAATGTTCTTTTAGAACATATAAACACAAAAACTTATAGAGCAGAACAGGTCTTAGAAGCTGAAGCTATCTGGGCAGTGTTCTATAAGAATCAAGCATTTAATCTAAAAAGTTTTAATGCACTTACGAATTATCCGGGTCCAAAATATAAGAAAACAAGTTTTTCAAATCCCGGACATGCACATAATCTTGCAAAAAAAATGAACGATGTGTTCAACTCTGAAGACTTTTCTGTCGTAAAACTTACTACAGGAAAGCCAGTAGAGTAATGAAGCCTCACCAAATTGAATGGCGAGATGCAATATTAGGACGTAAGTCAATAAACTTAGATATAAGCAATCTCTGCACACTTGAATGTCCAAGATGTGATCGTCAAAAGAAAGGTAGACCTGTGCCTGGTCATAATATGACTGTGGAAGAATTTACTAAAATTGCTGATTACTTTGATAAAATATTATTTTGTGGACAAATATCAGATCCGATATTTAATCCTAATCTATTAGACTTTATACAAATTGCTAAAGAAAAGGGCAAGCAACTTAATATTCATACAGCCGCATCACAAAGACCTACAAATTGGTGGAGTAATGCATTTGATACAATAGATAAAGACAAAAGTAAATGGATATTTGCTTTAGACGGATTACCAAAAGATAGCCACAAGTATAGAATAAATCAAGACGGTGAACATGTTTGGGAAATGATGAAACTTGCAGTAAGCAAAGGAGTAAACGTAGGTTGGCAATACATTGTGTTTAAATACAATGAAGACGATATTGAGACATGTAAACAAATGGCTATAGACAATGGCATACAATTTAACTTAATGCACAGTTCAAGATGGCGTGGACGAGACGATCCTTACAAGCCTTCTAAAAATTATAGGATTGATAGATGAAGAAAAAATTAAAACCAAAGTGCCATCCTGATTACGAAAACGGACAAAGCCAGTTTGGTTATAGTGCTCAAGGTTATCTTTTGCCATGCTGTTGGTGTGACCAAGGTGCGCCTGAATTTGAAAAGTTAAAAACTGAAGATTTAGCAGTAGCAAATAACGATAGTATACAAGATATAATTACAAGCGATGCATGGGTAGAGTTTGGTAATAGTTTAGTAGCAAGTAATGGTGAAAACGCACCTGCAATGTGTTGGAAATACTGTGCCAGCGATAAAGATGTAATAAAAAAAGTTACAATAACATGAATTGGAAAGAGACATATACTAAAATATTCTTAAAAGAGCTTGACATTGCTATATCAGAAGCAAATGTAAAGCAGTATATGCCTCTATGGTGGCAAAATACACGAAGCAAAGGCACAGGTGGCCTTAGGCTTACTGATGATGGCTTTGATATTCTTTCTAAGATAGGCTTAGAAACATATGATATACCTTATCCGAAAGAAATGCCTCTCACAACACAAGTTATAATATTTTTAGATCAATTTATAGACTGTCCGTACTATCTTACCAATAGAAGTATAACTGTAACAAACCAAAAGAAAGCAGTCGAACTTACTCTTTTCTCAGGAGATTTACGTAAGTATGGTTTGACAAAGGCTATGAATAGAAACAAGGAGTAACATACATGTGGTATAGAGGTAATGTAGATCCGTATTGGATTGATGACGATTACAAACAAGTACATTTTGTGCATAAACCAGCAAAGCATGAACTTGTGCAAGAATGGAAACGTATGGGATATGACTACAAGACCTACACCGGAGACATGTATAATGTTATAAACGATATTCCGCCTTGGATATCAAATGTATCAAAACAAATAGGTTTAGAAAACTGCGGTTACACTATATATAAAATGCAAACAGGTATTGTTATGCCCTTACATGTAGATCACATGGATCGTTATTGTCAAGTATTTGATGTAGATAAAGATAAGGTATGGCGTTGTATTGTTGCATTAGAAAATTGGCGTAGTGGACATTACTTTGAAATAAGCGGTACTCCTATTTTAGATTACAAAGCAGGTGATTACATATGTTGGAGCAGTGATGAAGAACATATGGCGGCAAACATAGGCCCATACACCAGATATACCCTACAAATTACTGGTACAAAAAACTAATTATATCGAAACCTATACTTTTTATAGGTTGTATTCTCACGACTCTAATGCTATATTATATGTATAGCAACACAAAGGAGAAACGCTATGACACAAGGAATGATTATTTACGCTATTATCTGTGTAATCTTAGGCATCACTTTTATGGCTGTCGGCAATCTAATACTTGGTACACTTGTTGCACTATGTGGTCCACTTTGGTTAACCATACAAGTAAACGCAAATGATGAGGAGGATGAATAATGGAACTTTTAATCAACGTAGTGTTTGCTTTTTTCTTTGGCTTAGGTATTGCCGCAATGCTGTCAATGTTAAGTGGCGTATTATGGATGTTTTATGACATGTTTTTTGGTAAAAAAGATGAAAAAAGTGGTTGACTTTTAGAGCAGAGAGTGTATACTATATATATAGTTAGAAATTAAGCACTGATAACTAAACACAAAAGAGGAATACAATATGGAAAACGCATCACTTAGAACAGTATCGCCTAACAAGGCAAAAAACAGCATCCAACGAGCTTTTGCTAAGAAACGTCCAATCTTTTTATGGGGACCTCCAGGCATTGGTAAATCTGACATTGTTCATCAGATTGGGGACAATATGGATGCAAAAGTTATTGACATTCGTTTGTCGCTTTGGGAACCTACAGACATTAAAGGTATTCCTTATTACAGCGCAAACGATAACAAAATGGTTTGGGCGGCGCCAGCAGAACTTCCGACTGCGGAAGAAGCAGCCAAACATAAATGGATCATTTTGTTTTTGGATGAGATGAACTCTGCGGCACCAAGTGTGCAGGCAGCGGCTTATCAACTTATCCTTAACCGTAAGGTTGGCCAATACGAGCTACCAGACAATGTACTAATTATTGCCGCTGGTAACCGTGAAGCAGACAAAGGTGTTACTTATAGAATGCCTGCTCCGCTTGCTAACCGTTTTGTACACTTGGAAATGGCTGTCAACTTTGACGACTGGTTCCAGTGGGCAGTAAACAACAATATACATTCAGATGTTGTTGGTTACTTGCAATTTAGTAAGAAAGATTTATACGATTTCGATCCTAAGTCTCCTTCACGTTCTTTTGCAACACCACGTAGTTGGTCGTTTGTAAGTGAACTACTTGAAGATGACGACGACGAAAACACTACAACCGATCTTGTAAGTGGTTCCGTTGGCGAAGGTTTGGCTGTCAAATTTATGGCACACCGTAAGGTTGCCGCAAACATGCCTAACCCAACCGACATACTTGTAGGAAAGGTTAAAGAGCTACAGAACAAAGAAATCAGTGCTATGTATTCCCTTACTGTTTCTCTTTGCTATGAGCTAAAAGAAGCTTCAGACAAAGGCGATAAGAAGTTTGACGATAAGGTTAATAACTTCCTACGCTTTGCAATGGATAACTTCGATACTGAGTTAGTTGTTATGGGCATTAAGCTCGCACTTACACAGTACCAGCTACCCATTGATCCAGATGAAGTTGAATGTTTTGATGAGTTCCACGATAGATTTGGTAAGTACATTAAAGCGGCTCAATCAGCGTAGTGTAACTGGGTAGAACGGGTTCTTTTGAGCTCGTTCTACCTTTTTTTCGGTTGACTTATCGTATATAATCGTATATAATTGTATATATAAATTAGAAAGAGGACATAGCACAATGTTTGACAAAGACGTATTATACAACGTAGAAGGTAAAAAGCACTGGACACCTGATCCAGATATTACACCTGAAGCACTTGAAGAAATGCGAGTTGAAGTACTTGATCGCATTATTGTTGCTCGTGTAGGTTTGCTTCTACGACACCCTTTCTTTGGTAACATGGCAACACGTTTACGCATCTTAGCCGCAGACGATTGGTGCCCTACTGCCGCAGTTGATGGCAGAAACTTATATTTTAACACTCAGTTCTTTAATGCAATGGACAATAAAGAGATAGAGTTTGTTATTGCACACGAAATTTTACATTGTGTTTTTGATCACTTAGAACGTAGACAAGATCGCAACCCAATGATTCATAACATTGCTTGTGATTACATTGTTAACAATACACTTGTACGTGATCGCATTGGTACAAGTCCTAAAATTGTTGACTGCTTCCAAGATTTTAAATATGAAGGTTGGATGTCCGAAGAAGTATACGAAGACATTTTCCAAAAGTATGATGAAGAACAACTAAAACAATTAGGCGAATTATTAGACGAACACTTGGATTGGGAAGGTGACGAAAGCGACGGTGACAACGGATCTGCACCAGGCGAAGAAGGTGAAGATTCAAACGGTAACAAAGTTAGCAAGAAACGTCCTAAGTATTCTAAAGAAGACTTGCGTCAGATACGAGACGAAGTAAAAGAAAAAATGTTAGGTGCGGCACAAACTGCTGGTGCAGGTAATGTTCCTGCTGGTGTGCAACGTATGATAAAAGAGCTTACTGAGCCTAAAATGAACTGGCGTGAGCTTATTAGACAGCAAATACAATCAACTATTAAGAATGATTTTACATTTGCTCGTCCGTCACGTAAAGGCTGGCACACAGGTGCTATACTGCCTGGACACAATTTTGACGAATCAATTGACATTGCTGTTAGTATTGATATGTCAGGCTCAATTGGCGATGAGCAAGCCAAAGACTTCCTTAGTGAAGTAAAAGGCATTATGGAAGAATTCAAAGACTATAAAATTAAAATATGGTGCTTTGATACTGCCGTTTATAACGAAGACGACTTCAGTGCAGATGATGGTCGTGACTTACTTGAGTATGAAGTAAAAGGTGGCGGCGGTACGGACTTTATGGCTAACTGGACATACATGAAAGAACAGGATATACAGCCTAAGAAGTTTATTATGTTTACAGATGGATATGCTTGGGATAGCTGGGGTGATCCAGACTATTGCGAAACTATCTTTATTATACACAGTAATAGTGATAAAAACTTACAAGGTCCGTTCGGAATAACTGCACACTATGATAAGGCGGCATGAAAAAAACTAAACCCAACCCATTAGAAGTATTTGAAGTACGGAAGTGTAAGTTTGCACCTCCGTATTTTGAGTATATTGATCTTCCTATGCATTACAATTTAGAGAATTCATTATCTAAGTGGATTAATAATAATCTAAAAAAGAAATATTACTTAGGAAGAAACGTAGCATTAGATAATGCAAACAGTATTTCAAATGTCATTACAATAGGATTTGAAGATCCTAAAGAAATGAGCTATTTCACATTGGCTTGTCCACATTTGAAATACAATTAAATAAAGTACGCATATATAATAATATAGGAGTTAAATATGAGCGACGAAACAAAAAAGACTGAAGCACCTGAAGTGGCGGCAACAGAAGCAAATACGGCGCCTGCAACTGAAAATGCAGGAGCTCCGGACTTAACTGTACAAGACTTGCAAAATTTAAAAAACATTATTGATGTAGCAAGTCAACGTGGTGCATTTAAGCCTAACGAAATGATGACAGTGGGTCAAGTTTATACTAAACTTGAATCCTTCTTAGGTGCAGTGAGTCAAGCACAAGCACAGAACCCAACAACACAACCGCAAGGTTAGGAGTAATAATATGTTAAAACATGTAGGCCGAATGGCTAATAACCAAAGAAAAGTAATTGTTGCATACAAAGTAGTACCAGGTGAGCCTGATAATGCTATTGTAGTAACAACTGAAAACTTAGATGCTGGTGATCATGATGCACTAATTAAGTTAGTTGAATCACCTGCAGGACAAGAAGCAGAAGATCTTGCTACAGCAATGGCAAGAACAAGACTACCAGATGGTAGAAATATGTTGGCGGCATTTAACGCACAAGGTAAAATGGTAAAAGCGGCAACTAATACAGTTGAAATGACACCAAATTCAAATACAAGTGTTATGCTTAACGAGATCAACGAAGCTATTGCATCACAACGTGGCGTAACAGTTGCTGATCTTGCTGTACAACCAGAAAACGAAAATGTTCAAAGAGCAGAACCTGTAGAAGCAATTGACGAGCCAGCACAGGCATATGCACAGTCAACACCAACTACAGACGGAGTACTTACCGACGAGGATCTTGCGGCTCAATATCGTTCACAAGCTGATTCGATGTTTAAAGAAGCAAAACGTCTTAGAGAACAAGCAGAAGAGTTAGTTCCTACTAAGAAAAAAGCCAGCAAAAAAGTCGAAGAAGGTGCCTAAGAAAAACTCTTTACCACCCGACGTAGTTAGCCAATGGCCCGAAATTTTTAGTGATATAGAAATTAAGGCTGTTCCTTTAGAATATATAGATAGTATGCGTGTTTCGTTTGAGGACGGAAAGGTATGGGAAATTGACATATCTAAGACTCGTAAAAGCATAACTAAAGAAGAACAACAAAAAGAACTTGAAGAAACACTACGTAACTTTATTGAAGAATATAGCACAGTTATTAAAACTGTGGACTTTCGCTTGAAGACCCAAAAGGTCATATCTGACATGAAAGAACGTACTAACAAGTTTATGAAGAAGCGAAAGTAACAAATACAATATTCGATTTATTTGATAAATACTTTAGTAGACGATACTTAGGAGTTTTATAATGGCATTACGTTTAAGACGCGGAACCAATGCAGAGCGATTGTTAATAACGCCTCTTGAAGGTGAGCTTATATATGCAACTGATACCAAGAAATTATACATTGGTGACGGTGCAACAACAGGCGGTAATCTAATTGAATCAGCTGGCGCTGCCGGCGGTGCAACTGCGTTAGACGAGTTAACAGACGTAGATGTAGATGGCGCTCCAAACCAATCAGTACTTTATTATAACAGTTCATCCGCAAGATGGGAACCTGTTGCGGTTAACACATTATTTGATGTTGCTAACTTAACTGTTGGACAAAATTTACGTATTGACATTGTAGGACAAGATAGTACACTAATTGTTGATTCAAATACAAGTAGCGTACACTTAGGTAACAATCAAATAGGCGACTTAGACAAAGTTGTTATTACAGGTACTCCTGCTCAATATACTCCTTTAGCATGGGACGGTGCTAATTGGATCAACACAGATAATGTTGATGCAAGTATTTGGGATGATGGCACAAAAATTATCGACAATGTAGCAAGAAGTGCTAAAATAGATATGTACACAGATGCTGGTCAAAAAACAATTGATCACAATTCAGGTAACTTCTTTTATCCAGATGGCGTACAAATGATCGACGGTGGACTAAAGGCGTTTGCTGGCGATGTACAAGGTACAATACAAGGTAACGTAGTAAGTCAAGACTTACTTGTAACTATGGTTGATGCTACAGCACAATCAGTTACAGCACCAGGTGGTATTACAGGTGATTTAAAAGGTTCAGTTGTAGGCGATGATAGTACTGTTATGGTTGACGGTGTTTCCGGAACAATAGTAGGTGCTATAGTAGGTTCAACTGCATCATTTAGTGGACAAGTTGATATTAATGCGGCTACTAACATAGAAGGCAATATACAATTAGGTGCAACTTCTACAGCAGATTATACACTTAACGTTTATTCAACTACACATGGTTCCTTTGGTACAAGTATTATTGGTGTTCAAAATATTGGCGACACAGCAGTAGCAAACGAAATTGGGTTATCTAAATTTAGAGGAACAGTAAGTGCAAGAACAGCGGTACAATCAGGTGATTCATTAGGTGGTATTGCTTGGGCAGGCGCTGAAGTTGACGGTGGTTCAAGTGCAGTTGCAGGTGCTATTCGTGCTGTTGTTACAGCGGCTCCGGGCACAGACAGTATTGAAGCTGACATACAAATTCTTACAAGAGATGGCTTAATTGCTAACTATGATGAAGCACTTCGTGTTAGACATGACAAAGTTACAGCGGCAAGCGGCGCATTTAAGTTAGTAAACTATGCAGATACTACAGCAAGAGATGCGGCTATTCCTACACCAGAAGCTGGAATGATGATTTACTTAACTGCTACTAATAAAGCACAAGTTTGGAATGGTTCTGCTTGGACAGACTTACACTAATCAAATAACTGATTAGTATCATATAATTCTACAATTTCATTAAACGGTATATCAGTACTAAACTGACAGTGAAATCTAAAGTCATCTGTTTCGTTTAATGCGCTGTGAAATTCTTGTAAATTAAAAATAATAGCATCTTCTGTTTCATAAGTTGCAGTGTATTCATTCTTAAATACTGCTTTATCATAATTTTCATAAGTGCCACTTTGTAAAGTCCAAAACTGTGTTGGTCCAAACTTTGATCTATCTTGTGGATATATAGGAAGACTTATAACACTTATTCTTGGCACATATGGATTATATTGATCTATATGTATCTTACCTACAGTATAAGGTGTTTGTCCTAATATTTCATAATGAACAGGCACTTTAAAACGCTTGCCCACTTCGTCCATTAATTCTGTTGGCATGTAGTCTTTAGGGCAATACCAGTTCCAATCAGTTTTACCATACTTGTCCGGCTTAGTACCAGTATATGCAAAATTATCTTTGTTTGCTAATATATGTTCAACAAGTTTATCTTGTGTTTCTTGTGTAAAACTTAATCCTTTAACATATTGGCAATAAGGTCTCATATCTTTCTCCCTTTGTAGTACATCCTTTTACTCATATCAAGTGCAACAATATCTCCTGTTGCAAACCAGTCATCGTAAATACTTGTTGGTCCTTTAACATGTAATTCATGATTGATAATTTTCCAATCGCAATAGTAAGTATCGCCTAATATAGTATACTGTTCAAAGCAACGTTCTTTAACATGCTTTACCTTTTCCATACTATCAAACTCTATGTTTATAGTAATTGGTCCTATTTCACTCATTCCCCAGTTAGGTTGTACAATAGCACCTTTACTTACAAATGCTTCAATCATTTCCCATGTAACAGGATCACTGCCACCTAATATACGCTTGCCTGTTAGATCACAATTTAAAAAGCCTTTTGTGTTCATTAATGCAGTCATTTGTGCAGGAGCAAGGAAAGTATGTGTATAGTCCTTAAAGTCCTTTAGAAATGTAAATGCGTTAAATTGCTGTACTTTGAACTCTGCGCCTAAACTATATGCAGGCAATGTTTGCGTTAATAAGCCGCCTGCATGGGTCATACGTGTTACTGTAAGCACCTTAGAACGCTTTGTAAGCTGTTGTGCGTCAATAGCAACATCTATGCAAGCTCTTAAGTTATCTGGTGTTCTAAGAACCATCTTAGGCTTGCCTGTAGTGCCACTACTACTTATTTCAACACCTTTAGTAAGTATTAGTCTATAATCTATCATTGTTCATACTTTGCTAAACTATTGTTAATTTGATTGTTTACTCTAACAAACGTTGTACGCTCGTATAGCATGTTTATATGCTCTGCACCTACATAAGTGCATATACTACGTAAACCGCCTTGTATTTGCTTTATAACGCTTATTATAGACCCTTTACACGGTACTAATAGATCTCTACCTTCGTTAGGTCTATATTCTTGTTCTGTAGGATTATGGTTATTATACATAGTTGTACTACCAAGCCCATAAAAGTTTACATACTTTTTACCGTCTATTTCTACGATATTATCACATTCTTCTGACTTAGATACCATACCTGCTACCATTACCATTTGTGCGCCTGCACCTATTGCTTTGCATACATCTCCAGCAGTAACACATCCACCGTCTGATATAATCTTTGCACCGTGCTTGTTTGCTTGCTCATAGCAATCCATGATTGCACTTAACTGTGGTATTCCTGTACCTACTTCTGAACGTGTTCGGCAGGCCGCGCCACTTCCTACTCCTACTTTTATATAATCAGCACCAGCATGTACTAATTGTTCTATAAGTTCTGGTGTAGCAACATTTCCTGCACATATGTTTATATGAGGGAATAATTCTCTATAGTATTTTATTGTGCTAATCATGCCTTGTTTGTTTGCATATACATTAGCAATGTCAACATTTATAAATCCTATGTCAGGATATTTAGACACTACTACTTTAGTTTTTTCTATATCCCAGGGCTGTACGCCGCTTGTAATAGCTATAAACCGCCGATCTTGCATAGTTTCTAACTTAGCAATATGTTGGTCTTTTGTATATTCTTTGTGTATAAATGTAAAAACTTTAAGTGGAGTAAGTAGTTTAGCAATACTATAAGTACCAGTACTGAGCATATTTGACACTATAACAGGCGTTGCTGTAGTGTCTAACCAATCTATTTCTATATCAACATTCTTGCGTGTTAGAGGTTTATCACTTGCTCGTGGCTCTATTAGTACATCACTGAAGTCTAACTTTAGATCTTGCTTTACTTTCATTTAGTATCCATTTTCATTTAATTTTACGTGTTCATAAAAAGGAGCAAGTTTCCAGTCTGGTGTAATGCGTCCTCTACGTACACTACCTGGATCAGGTATACCTTTTTCGTTTTCTGTATCCCAATCTGTCAACTTAACCCAAATACCTTTATATCTAAACTTAGGATCATGTGTGGTATCAACAGGGTATTCTATTCCGCAAATTTCTGGAGCACCTGCATATCTATGGTTAATTTTATAAAAGTCCCAAATGTATTTTTCCGGCAAATTAAATTGTTTTGCAGTTATACGTACCAAGTCTTCCATCTTCCAGTTTTGGTCTTCACCTTCCATATACCTACCAATTTGTCCTACATTCTTAAAACGCAATGTTACATTTTTTATATCAAGTTCTTTGATTAAGTTCATCATACGTGTAGGTGCCTCATCGTTTACACCTTTAACTAATATAGTACCTAAATCTAAAGAAAATTTGTTTGCAACATTTTTTAGTGCTTTTAATTTTTTTGTTGCACACGGCATATCATCAATTGCTGTATACCAATCGTCTCTATCAACTCCATTCATACTCATGTATAAATGCGTTAACCCTACATCTACTAATTTTTGTACAAAACTTTCACTGGATAAGCGTAAACCATTTGTAATTAATATACACATGTGACCTGCATCTAAAACTGTTCTAATAAATTCTATACAGTCTTTGTGGAGTGTAGGCTCTGCACCTATTATACGAAACATACGTTGAGCGTGATTTGGACCAACTGGCACACGTTTAATAAATTCTTTAAATTTTTCTAACTGCATGTCAGGTGGTAGTCTATTGGGTAAGTAGCAATTCTTACATTCCATATTACATCTATGTGTTACATCAACAAATATATCTGTAAAAATATTATCTTCAGGCTCCAGTTCATAATAGTCTAAATTTTTAAGATCAATTATTTTAGTCATTATAGATCTCCAGCTTTTTCCTTTTGTATGCTTGAATAGCTTCAGCATATAACTTATTTAAGTTTCTTTTAATATATACATCCCCAGCTGTGAATGTAAGCAATTCTCGATGATCAAATTTTGTTAAATGTTCAGTCATATCAAAATTGAATAATTTTTGTTTCATAAAATATTTTTCCATATATGAGTCTGCAAATTCTGTTGCTCTTTTAAAGTTACTCCATTCACTTTCCCATACTAATACTCTGTTGTCTAATTTATTATTTTGTTGCCCTACTGATTTAAGATTATTAAATCCTTTGCTATCTGCCCAATCAAGTACATCTTTATCTTTAGTAAGTGTATATCCATATTTTTCTGCATCAACACTAAAGTCACTTTGCGTAGTATTGTCTTGATCAGTGCTTATATGCAATCCCCAATAGAAAAAACTTTCCCAGTTTTCAAGCATCCAATCTAATCCTTCTTGCCAAGATTCTTCTGGTTCAAAAGGTAATCCTGCAATCATACCACACGTTCCTCGATATACTCCGATACGCTTAAGAAACTCTTCACGTATCCAAAGTAGTCCTTTTTTAATTTTATCAGGGTGCATACCTTTGCCAATTGCTTTGGCGGCAAGTGGATGTAGTGTTTCAATACCATAAAAATGCATCCAACATCTTGCTCTACATAATAATTCAACTTGTTGAGGACGAGCTATGACTAAGTCTAATCTAATAAAACAACTAAAATTTGGTTCGAATGGTAATCGCTCAACAACATTAGCAAGTTTTTCTATCTTGCTATCTCTATCATTAAATGTATCATCACTTATAATATAATTTTTTGTACCATACAATGTATAGTTACGCATTATTTCGTTGTAAATATCTTCTTCACATCTACTATAGTCTTCCTTAACACCTAAGAATGCATAGTTACAATACTTACATTTAAATTTACAGCCTCTTGAAAGTTCTAAAGTAAGTGCTTCTTCTGGCTCTATAAAATCATTAGACGTATATTCAACATCAAACTTTTCGATATCTAAACCAGTATAGTTTTCGTTTGCATCAACCAAATAACTATTAGGTGCCCATTCAGGATATTTTCCTTTTGGGTGCAATAACGATTTATTAAACATCCAATCTAACACAGGACGTAGTGCATACTCGCTATAACCATATACCATAACGTCTGCACCATAATCTATTTGATAAGGTTTAGGACCGCCCATAAGTATTTTTGCGTTTGGATAATTGTCCTTTATGTAGGCAATTTTTTCAAGAATCATATCATCTTGCATCCATAAATTGCTTATACCAAATAGGTCTACCTCATAAGGTAAACTATCAACAAACTGTTTAATTTCTTCATTGGACCAACGAGAAATCCAATCCAATACTTCGACAGTCCATCCGTCGCTTCGCATCATGTCAGCAACTTTGTATGCTCCCATAGTTCTTCTAACGATGTTTTCACCGCTCTCGTTTAAGAAGACTGCGTTCATACCTTTTTACCTATGTAATTCCAACAAGGATAATCGCCCCATTCTTTAAATGAAGGTAATAAATCAGGCTGTAAGTATGCAGTATCGAATATTGTGTTTTCTATTTCTTCTTTTTGTAATTGGGGAGGCTTGTATTCTTCTGTACTTAATTCTTTATCTACTGCTCTACCTGATTGACTGCAATACAAACCTTCTGTGACTAATACATCATATATACGCTGTAGATATTTTTCTCTGTGTTCTGTAGGAATAAAATGATACAATCCAAAGTCGAAAACTGCATCATAGTTATTGCCTGGTAATTTGTCATTTAGGGCATCAAGACAAAAAAAGGTTGCTTCTGACTCTTTTGCTTTTGCAATATCAATTGCACTTTGTGATAAGTCGACACCTGTCACAGTATACCCCTGCTTGGCCAATGCTGTTGTATTACGTCCTGCACCACAACCAATATCAAGTATTTTTGCACCTGTAGGTATGTACAAGCAAAACTTTTCTAATGCATTTGCAGGTGCTTCGCCCCACGCAGGTACAGAATCACCATCATATATTTTATTCCAAAACTCTGGTAATTCTACTTCGTATGTGTCTAACTTTTTGTTAACCGGGTACGTTTGCATTAAAGTCTCGTAAAGCATTTTCGTAAGTATCTTCGTAACCCCATGTTGCAATTAACCTGGGATTAGGATCTACTTTATTTGCTTCTTTGTTGAGTACTCCGTGTGGCTTTGAAGTATTAATAAGAACAGGAGTGTCTTGTATTGCATATTCAACAGCAGGAGTAGAGTTAACTACATATTCTAAATATTCATTAGTATACCATGTACCCCAATCATTACCAAAGTAACCTTCTATGTAAGGTGCTGTTTCACCGCCTTCATGAAATGTTGTCAGTTTGTTTGGCCCTGTATTTGCAACAGGTATAGTTATACTTACACGTCTATGGTTATCTACATGAACCGGCCATGTAGGTTCTGAATTTTTAAGAACTTTAACATAAGGAAATAACTTAGGAAAGTTATCTCTTAAAACTTGTAGATACGGATGATCTTCTACAGCAATTGGATATACATCAGTAAAATGTGCTAATCCTCCTATGTCTGTACTATTCAACCATTCGTCTGTAACAATAGTTTTACAAATATCACTTATATATTTTACATTAAATATATTCGGTATTTCACAATAATAATCATTCATAGTATTACATCCTTTAATTGCTTTTCGTATATACTGCACACTTCATCGAAAGTTTCTTCAAAACACAATTGGAATACAATTCGCGTTTCGTTATTTTCTGTAAAATGCACATTATGGAAATATTCTCCAGTATTTAGTATTGCACCTTGCCCCTCATAATTTATAGAAGTTACAAAGTTTTTGTCATCGTCAAAAAAATGTGTTTCGCCACAATTTTTTGTTAGTGGATAACTTACTACCGTTTGACGAGGCATATATTGATTGTCAAACTCATTATACCTATTACGGTCTTTGTGTATTGTACTACCTGATTCAGATACCTTAAGTAACTGGCAGGTACACTTTACATCTGTAGTATTGAAATGTTGTATTGTGCTGGGTAATTTAAAGAAACTGATCTTATAACTTATATCCATAAAGGCTCCTGGTGCAAGTGCAATGTCTAAAAGATTTTGCTTTGTCTTGTCACTGATGCCATAAGGAATAAGTTTATAGTACGGTTCCATATTCAGTTTTTTTACCTTCATACTGGGCAGTAAGAAATGCTGTTACTACACCTGTTTTAGTAGTAGCAGTAACACCACCACTTGAACTTGTGATAAACACTTCGTCTGCACTTTCAAATAAGTCTACGCTTATGGGTATTCTTTTGAATGTAAGTCCGGTCTCATTACATATATCCTCAACAACACTCATAGTAATACCTTTTAAACAATTTTTATCAGCAGTCATTACAATTTTGTCTTTTACAATACCTACATTGAATCCTGGTCCTTCTGTGATAAAACCGTTTGTGTCTACAAGCACAGTTGTATCATACTCGGTTGGACGCTTACGTTGACTCATTGTTAATTCTATCCAAGCCATATTTTTATATGTCTGACCGTAGTAATCATCGTTAACACGTTTTATATCTTTGTCAAGATAGAGATTTACTGCTGGAGTGCTTGCTATAGGATAACTTGGTTTGATATACATTGCAAAATTTACAGGACAGTTCTCTAAGTCTCTCGGATTGCCACTCGGTGGATATCCTCTCCAAGCAATGAACCATACAAACGCATTATCAATTGGATTGCGTTTTTTTAACTCTTTAATAATTTCTAAAGGGTCAGTCCATTCTGGATCTGGAAGGGTGAGTCCATAACGCTCTGCACTATTTCTAAATCTTTCATAATGTCTATCATAACAAAATGCTTTGCCGTTATACACAGGCATAACATCATATGTAGCATCACAATGAATAAATCCAAAGTCTAATACACTCGGTCCTATTTCTCTAAGCGGCTTATATTCGCCGTTTTTATATGCTATTAAGTCTAATACGTCATTCATCTAAAAATTCCACTTTCTTAAGTTGTGGGTCATCAGGCAATTTTTTCTTGAGTTCCTTTAGTCTATTAATACGCCACTCCAATAATTTGAAGTCAAGTACCCAAGGAAAAATGGCATGAAGTAAACTTCCTATACAAATAGCAAACAAGAAGAAAAATTCTCCAATTGCTAAACGGAAATGCCACCAGTAGCCAGCGTCAGGACGACCAGCTTTGCTTTTAGCTTCCCGTAAATGGTTAGGATTATACCACATAGTTATTTTGTATCCTTTCTCGTCTTTGTAAATATTCCTCTACGTTTAGTTTCCAAAGAGTTTGATTAGTGTAGTATAACACAATATCACCACAGTTGTCAAGTATGTTTTGCCTTGCCATTAACTGCATAGTTCGATGGTTGCGGCTTGCTTTACCGTTACTGTGTTCATGATCTACGTTTGTTGTAATATATAATTCATTACTCGGACACCAATCTATAAACTTAGGAACAAATTCTCTAAACGTAATGCTGTTCCATTGTGCTTTACCTAAACCTTTAAAGTTATCACTATAAGGTAATTCGCAACCACGGAACAATATACGCCATGCATGATCACCTACTTCTGGCAGTGGATGAGCACCGGCCACAGCAACAATTTTATCATTGTCAACTGCACACCAATATTCTCCTGTCTGTTTACACCATAATAATTTCATGGATTGTAAACTTGAATTGTTTTGATATCCTAATTTATCGCACTCTTGACAGAATGTTTGTAGCATATCTAAATGTTTGTCGGTGATAATTTCTATACTTAGCATATATAGTAGTTACCGTTTTTTTGGTGAAGTTTACTTAACTCTGAACTGCTCGAACAAAACGTCAAAGCTCTCTTGGTTAAGTTCGTAATTTACAACTAACCAATAGCTCGGTTTAGATGTACTGTTAAAAAGTTCATGCTCTTTTGCTGTATCAAGAAAGTACAAAACATTAGGTTCAAAATTAAGTGCTTTGCCTTCCATAACAAATGTACAAGGGTTTTTCAATGCCGCTATTAAGCGTACATGATGAAAATTATTTTTATAGTAATCTCTATGTTTAGGAAAGTATCCACCTGGATTTAATTTTAGTACATGTGTTCTAAACATCCAAGGTTGATATGGTAGCAAAAATTTACGTAAATCAGGACTGTCATAATATACAGGTGTAGGAATAGTAAAGTCCCGTTCTTCTATTTCCATATCATGTTCTTTGTTATATTCCGTTAAACTGTCAAGATCGGGTACTCCGCTTACACCGCCATCTAAACTTGTAATGCTTAGGCCTTGCCTATCGATTTTCTTGCGTGGATTATATTGTACATATTCAAAGTTTTCTTCAGTCCAGTCAATAAACTTAGTGCCGTTTATTCTGCTATTGAGAGGTATAAAAGATCCGTAATTTAATAATTGTGAATATAACATTAGTTGCACCAAACCTTTTTCAATGTTGCTGTATTAAGTATTTTAAAATATTCAGTTTCGTCTTTATCTTTAAAAAGGCGACCTAAGGGTATTTGTCCAAAACTATTTTTAGGTTCATCAGGATCGTAACCGCCAGTCTCCATCCATTGCCGCATTTTAATAATACGCTGTTGTTGAGTTCCATATGCTGTTGTTTTAAAGGTCATATTAAAACTGGGGCTCCACTGTGTGAGTGGTACTGCTGACGATGGCTGTTTATATGCCTTCCATTGTTTTTCCCATTCTTGTCCCACTGCATTATAATTTAAGTATAACACATAAGGTTCTTTCCAGGGTGTAAACAATTTATAATCACTCTCTTCAAAATCGTACTTAGGTACGTTAGGTTGGCCTGTTTTGGGATCAACAAACCTAAATCGTATACGAGGAAAGTTTTTTACTTTTTTTGATTTTGCTTCTAACAAATGTATTATATCATTAAGTAAACCCCTATCTTGCCTTGCAATATCTTGATCGTGTGCTTGTTCTACCCACGTATCATCTTTTGCAATATTTTCATATATTAAATGTACATTATATAAATCATCAAGGGTATATTCATCTAATATCATAGTAATAGGAATTGTATTAGGCACATGGCTGTTTATTTTTTCAATAATATTTTGTAAAGGTCTCCATGTTTCATCTTCAATATCTGTACCCTGACTTTGTAGTTCCCAATCTGTGCTTTTAGGCACAAGATTGTTTACTTGCTCAAAGTTAGCATACCAACGTCGAGTAAAGTCATTATCATACAAATGAAATTCGAATTTTTTTAAGTTTGTAAATTGAAAATGTATTCTCAAATTTTGTGCCTTTTTGTTTTCAAATCTGCTACACACGTACAACTACGTTTTGTACAAATTATATTATCTTTAGGCAAGTTCCATACTTCGTCATCAACGTGGCCAATAGGGCCGCCCATTTTACATGTACCTCTAAACAATGAACCATCTGAATAAATGTCTATACTTTCTGTACCTATACCACAACTCCAACCTTCAAAATTTACTGCTTCAGCTTTTACTAAGTCGTTTGCCCAAACTTCTTCTGACTCAGTTAGTGTGTATACTTTTAAATCAGGCTTCATCTATTTGCTCCAACATCTTAAATCTAAACTCAGTGTTATTTAAAAATTCTAATTGATCGGGATTATAAACTGGTTCATAACCATTAGGTCCCCATTTTTTTCTAATACGTTTCATGCTATATCTTATTTCATTGTTCTCACAAAATTTAACAAGCCTTACTGCTTTGTCCCAAAACTCTGGCTCCATCATAAGATTCAAACTTATATGTTTGTGCTGTTGCTTTTGTGCTTCTGCATGAGCTGTAACTAATTTATTTTCAAATTCATCTGTAGTCTCTAAATATTCGAAATGACTACTAAACTGTATAACATCAATTTGTTGTATTAATTGTTTGTAGTAATTTGCTGTTCTTGATCCATTAGTATTTAATCCTACGATCCAACCGTTTTTAGATTTTAAATGTTTGCATAATTTACTAAAGGCAGGGTTTACTGTAGGTTCTCCGCCTGTAAACCATATACGTACTTTAGGCTTAGGACTATTCAATTCAATCTTGTCTGCAATAGTTTTTAAGTTTTCAAAATCTCTGTGAGGACTGTGCATGTCATGCAAGTTATCAGGACAATACACACAATTATAATTGCAACGTTTGCCTATATTCCAATGCACGTAAAAATAGTTTTCATCACGTGTAGCTTCCATTGCTATTATGTCTTTATAGTCTACCATTGTCCGTTCCTAATATAGTGTAGTTGTTGTTCATTGTATGGATATAATTTATTGTCATCTGCTTTGTCTACTAACGGCTCTGCATTTACTTTAAGTCCGTAACTTAGTAGTGTATCAATTATATCTGTATATTCTTTATCAAATGTCAACGGCATCATCATTTTTACGTATATATTTAAACCTTTTAACTTTTCAAGTTTTTTAACTAATTTAGGTAACACTGTAAATTCTTCGTGTACACTTAGATATAAGCCGCCAACTTCGGCTAATCTTTTAAGTTTCTTTACACTCGCTGTCCCGTTAGTGTTAGTAAAGACACTTACTCCTTGGTGACTTACTGCATACTCTACCATTTCTATATAGTCTGGATTTATTGTAGGTTCTCCGCCTGTAAATGTAAATTTAATTTTTGGTTGTTGTATTTGTTTATATAGATTATCAAATGCAATCTTAAATCTTTCTAAACTTAGGTGTGGACTGAAGTTATCGTGTACTGTAGACGGGCAGTAACTACAATCATAATTACATCTACGTCCAAGATTCCAATTAATTTGGAATGTTGCATCTGGACCAAACTTTTTGTCGTCTATTATTGCTTCTACATCTTGTAAATCTTTTACTACTGGATAGTTGTAACTGTGGTCTATAGTTGGTATAATGCCTTTTGTTTTTTCTTTAGGTATGCCGATGTCACTCGAACAATAACAACTTGCCGCTGGACAAATTATAGGCTCAGTGGGCAACTCAAATCCTTTATACACATTCCCGTATTGTCCGCTATGCTTACATACATTACCATACACGTATCCATTCATATTAATCCATAAGAAATCATGACCGCTGTAACAATGCCAACCCTTAAACTTATTGTTGTTTGCTTTGTATACTCCGTAATCTGCTTGTACTATTTTGTCTTTTGTTTTTGCGATTATCATAATTCTAACCACTTTCTGGTTAATGGACCTAATACATCTTGTGCTTGCATTTTCCTTTGTTGCAAAAACAGAATTACTTGCTCTCTTACCTTTGCCATAGGCACTTGAGGATTGTGTACTAATCTTTTTTGTAGACGCTCGCTAACTTGCTCTTTTGTGTGTTCAATAATACTTGCAGGAGCGTTTGAATAATTTAACGGATGATGCACAGGTTTAATTTCACAACTCCACCAAACTTGATCAATGTAACCATTGTCTGTAAACCATTTTTCCATTTCTGAAATATACTCTAAATTAAGTATGTTTACTAACGGATTTATTTTAAACTGTATATTATCAGCTTTATTTTCTTGTAGAAATTTTAAATTGGCTGCCATTTTCTCAAATTTATGCGGCCATCTAATAAAATCATAGTTGCTGTGTATTCCGTCTATACTGATACGCATTAAAGATGTTTTGAACTGTGCAAGTTGATCTAACACTTTTTGGTTTATGATTGTTCCATTAGTTGTTACTTCAAAATTGCAATCGTTTGCATACCCTTGTTCTAATGCTTCGCCAATTTGGTCCCAGTTATTTTTTAAAAAAGGCTCACCGCCTATAACTTTGAATGTATGAACTTTATAAGTTTTTAGTATGTCAGCAATAAACGTACCTAATTTAGGCTGTTGTGCATCAACCTCTATGTCCCAATTAAAAGGAATAGTATCCATTTTAGATGCAGTTTTTGCTATTAAACTGCTGGCTGAAGGACCGCAGAAAGGACATGCTAAATTACATTCGTTACCTAAAACAATATCTAATCTGTTTATATCATATCCTCTATGCTCATTGTTTAATTGCTTTTGGTTAATGCCCAAACGGGGACTTTCTATGCCTGCTTTTTCTTGCAAAATACAACGATTACAATCTGGAGGTAGATAAGAATTTTTCTTAAAATATTGTTTATACCAACTATTAGAGGGGTGTTCAAATATATCTTTTGCATCTGATACAGGAACAAATTTCTTTATACTTGATTCGGTAAATTCGTTTGCTATATTACAACAGGGTTTGCGTCTAAGGTATAACTGTCCATTTTGTTCCATGAAGTGTAACCTCATACCCTTGTCTACGTATGCACAATAGTTCTTTTTCTTGGCCATTACTTTAGCCCAATTAACATATATCGTGTGTACTTAGGCATTTCTAAACTGCCTGAGTAGCAAAGTGTATCCATGGGTGCTTTAGAAGCAAATTCTTCAACGCTACTAACGCAATTGACATGTTCTTCAATAGCAACATAATTGTTGCTCTGTAAACATATAAGTTTACCTGCAGGTATTTTACTATACCATTCATCAAAATTTTCTATGTGTTCGCAACTTGTGTTTATGATAGTATCAGGATGATCTGTAATATCATAACTCATTCTATTGTTGGCTTTGCTCCATGTCGTCCATGTATGCTCATTATAGTCTATATCCATAATGTCTTTTGTAACTGCCTTAAATTTCCAACTTTGCAATACTTGCGGTTTGTTTATAGTATCTGCAATATCTAAACAACTTTCGTCTATGTCAAAGCTACGCATTTTTTCAATACTTAAACGGCTTTGAAATAACATAGCGGCAAGTGTAGCATACCATCCTGCACACAAATAAACTGTGCCTAAAGGAATACCTAACTTTTCTAACTCCTTTACTAACCAACGTTTGCTTTTTAGTTGTCCCCAACTTAAAGCATCTGAAAGATCTGCATCACAGTTATCAACAGCATTACGAAGATTATTAAACAAAGGATTGTCCGTAAGAACAAGCATCCTTCCAAATATATCTTTATCGTCTTGCCATTTTATATTAGGCATTAAATTGCTCCTTTAACCAATCAAAATCGTTTATTAACCGAAGATCAGCGCCATTAGAAAGCCCAAACTCCCTGCCAGCAATAGCACCTTTAATAGCGTATTCGCCGAAGGGACGGTCTCTTCCCACAGTTGTCCATATTTGTAATCTTTCATTTGTTTCATCCTCTTTTTGTCTGTCAATAATTTTACTACTTAATTTTGCACATTCTCTAAATGCACCTTTCCATGCTTCAAACTCTCCAGTATCAAATGCTGTAATATTTGCTACTTCTTGCACAGCAATAAATTTTTTGCTAATGCTTGTAGTCATATCAGGCTTTGTTACATCCATGTTAAGTGTTAGTGTACGTGGAAATAATTTTACACCTCCATAACCATATACTAAATCATTAATAGGATTCTGCGCACGCCAAACATGCACATGATCTAATTGATGATCTGGTACTTCGTAGTCAAACATAAAATCTTCTAATATTAAAGCATCTCCATCTACTATCCAAAACATTTTAGTAAAACATTTTTTTGCGGCAGCAATATGTGCTTGATGTATTCCTTTAACACCATGTACACGTTTTGCCATTGGAAAGCGTTCCTTTAATTTAGAGTAATTATCCTCTGCATTAGGTTCTTCATAGCTTATGAATACAATATCATACATTTCTTGTGTTACCGTAGTGCCTTACTTCACAGTTATCATTAGTATACTTTCTCCAAGGATCTACAACAACACTATTATTAGGTATGTCACAATATAGTTTGTCAGTGTCATCGCCTTCTTCTTGCATATATTTGTATGTTGTACTTGCACTATGCGCCAAAAGCATTACACAAGGTTCCTCTGGCCTGTTATCGTCTCCAGTCAATGGATCAATATATGTTGGTTCGAAATCGTATTCTGCACAATAATGACCTACCAGCAAACTGTAACTGCCGTCAGTATATGGTACACCAGGCTTATATGCTTTGCCGTGTATATAAATTGGCATGTTCTTTTCATTGGCAATATCAACAAGCGTAATTGCTAAATTTTGTGCTTGTATTTCTCTTGCGTTCATAATACTATCAAACAAATCATAACCTAAGTCTAATTCTTTTGCAAGGAAACGTAAAGCAATATTATCACGTGGATGACATGCTCCGCCATCGCCCATACCAGCTGTCATATACTGCGGACCCATAATGCGTTTTGTACTTTTTGCTAATGCGTTTGTAACAACATCTACATCAATGTTACCTTGTATTTCAGCGACATCTTGTATCATGTTCACTAATCCAATTTTTGCACTAATAAATGTATTGTAAAATACTTTGATACATTCGCACTCGTCCCACGTACCAATTTCGTAACGTGGTTCATTTTCCATAATAGTTTTATAAAAATCTATTAGCTCACGTGCATCACCGTTGATGTCACCGTCTTCTGTGCCAATCATTACCATTTCAGGATTGACCATATCCCATGCTACACTGCCCATTGCAATTAAGTATGGATTATAAACAAATCTTGGATTAGTAATTCTTGTTATAAATTCACTACGCACTGTGCCTGGTAAGACAGTACTAATAAGCACAAGCAATTGATCTTTGTGCATA